GAATGGAAAGAGCAAACTATTGCTAACACATCAGAAGCACAATTTAAAGTTGAGTTTGAATGTGAATTTTTAGGTTCAGTTAATACTTTGATTTCTCCTACTAAGTTAAGAAATCTTGTATATGAAGAACCATTAAAAAGAAATGCCGGTCTTGATATTTATGAACATCAAAAAGAAGAGAGTAATTATTTAATTACAGTTGATGTTGCCAGAGGATTGGGTAATGATTATTCAGCATTTATTGTTTTTGATATTACTGAATTTCCATATAGGGTAGTTGCCAAATATAAGAATAATGAAATTAAACCAATGCTATTTCCTAATATTATTCATGATGTTGCTAAAGGGTATAATGAAGCATTTTTATTAATAGAGGTGAATGATATTGGGGATCAAGTAGCAAGTATTCTTCAGTATGATCTTGAATATGAAAATTTATTAATGGCTTCCATGAGAGGAAGAAATGGTCAAATTGTTGGTCAGGGATTTAGTGGTAAAAAATCCCAATTAGGTGTTAGAACAACTGCAGCAGTTAAGAAACTGGGATGTAGTAATTTAAAAACTTTAGTTGAAGATGATAAGATAACCACAGTGGATTATGATATTATTTCAGAATTAACAACTTTCTCACAAAAACACAATTCATTTGAGGCAGAGGAAGGATGTAATGATGATTTGGCAATGTGCTTAGTTATATTTGCATGGTTGTGTGCACAAGATTATTTTAAAGAAATGACAGATAATGATGTTCGTAAAAGAATATATGAGGAGCAAAGGAATCAAATAGAACAAGATATGGCACCATTTGGATTTGTTCAGACTGGATTGGAAGAGGAGAGTTTTGTTGATGGTGATGGTGATAGGTGGCATACTGATGAATATGGTGATAGATCTTATATGTGGGACTATAGGTAATGGATCTAGATGATCAGGTTGAATTAGAACATTTATTATTTACTGAGAGAAAATGTAGGGTCTGTGGAAGTATAAAAAATTTAATAGAAGATTATTATCTAACACGTAAGGATAGAGGATCTATGCAATCTTCATATTCTTATGAATGTAAAGTTTGTACTATAAGAAGAATTGTTGATAGTAGAAAAAAGAAATCTCCTTTTGTGGATTGGAAATATCCTGATTGGTAATGTTCACGCACTATTTCCCCATTGTAAATAATGCTTTTAATAAATATTTGTAGAATAAATTTGGACTGCGAGGGGAATTAAAGATGCCATTAAATCTAGCATCTCCTGGAATTATTGTAAAAGAAATAGACCTGACCCAAGGGAGAGTTGATCCAACATCAGATAAGATTGGTGGAATTGTAGGACCGTTTGAAAAAGGTCCTGTAGAATTGCCAACTGTTGTTGAAAATGAGAATGATTTAGTAAACAATTTTGGAGAACCACATAGTGCTGATAAGCAATATGAAGGTTGGATGGTTGCATCTTCTTTTCTTGCATATGGAGGTACATTAAGGGTTGTAAGATCAGATGATGATGATCTTAAAAATGCTGTTAATAATAGTGCCAGCTTAAAAATTAAAAGTACTCAAGATTATGAAGAACTTGGATATGATGAAAATATTATTCCTACTGCCGTTACTGTTGCTAAGAACCCTGGTTCTTGGGCAAATGGTATTAAGATAGGTATTATTGACGCAAAATGCGATCAAATACTAGAAGTTGCTAGTGCTACTAATGCCGTAGTTGGATACGGTGTATCACAAGCAATTACTAAAGAACTTCCAGGAGTCGGTGCAGGAACAACCTTAGACGGAGTTCTAAAAGGTATTGTTATGCAGGTTACGGGAAATAAAGTTGGTGTAAAAATTGTTTCCCATGTATCAGCAGCTGGAACAGAAACTGCTGTTGATTATCAACCAGGTGGTATCTATCAGTTTATTACTTCATCAGGTACTGGTAATCCTGCTTCTACAGTTGGATTTACTTCTGCTACTGGTAGTGGAACTGCTCAAGGAATATCCACATCAGTCAATGCAATATCTGACTGGTTCGATGCTCAAGATATTGCAGTTTCAACAAGTACAGTTGGTATAGGAACATCAACAAAGAATGTTAAGTGGAATACACTTGTTGATAGACCAGGTACTTCAGACTTTGCTGCAGCAAGAGGAGCAAGATTTGATGAACTTCATGTTATTGTACTTGATGGTGAAGGAAAGGTTACTGGAAATTCAGGAACAATTCTTGAAAAGCATCTAAGTCTCTCGAAAGCAAAAGATGCTGAATTCTCTGCAGGTTCTCCATCTTATTGGAGAAAGTATCTGAAGCAGAATTCAGAATTTATCTTTGGTGGAAGTGCTCCATCAGGACTTACAACTACTGGATTTAGTGCTAACTTCACTCCACAATCAGATTATGGTTGGGATCAAGATGCCAACGGTATTATCTTTGGTGGAACAGGAGTACAGAATCTTATCTTAAATAATGGTAAGAATTATGATGGACAAACTGGTATTGGAACATCAGGTGCCCTAAAAGCAACTGTTTCTAAGTTATCTACTGGTTATCAACTTTTTGAAAATAATGATGCATATGCTGTAGATTTCTTATTGATGGGTTCTGGGAACTATTCACAGATAGAAACACAGAATCTTGCTCAACAAGTTATTGCAGTTGCTGATGGTAGAAAAGATGCAATTGCATTTATCTCTCCATATCGAGGGGCATTCTTAACAGATACTGCTACAGGAACTGTTACAATCAATAGTGATGAGGATATGACTACTAATGTGCTTAATTACTATGCCCCATTAACGTCTTCATCATACGCAGTATTCGATAGTGGATACAAATATACTTACGATAGATTTGCGGATACATTCCGTTATATCCCTCTTAACGGTGATATTGCTGGTTGTTGTGCTAGAACAGACATTAACAACTTCCCTTGGTTCTCTCCTGCTGGAACAGCAAGAGGTGCTATTCTAAATGCAGTTAAGTTGGCATATAATCCATCTAAGACTCAAAGAGACAGACTTTATTCAGCAAGAGTCAATCCAGTTATTTTCTCTGCTGGTTCTGGAATTGTTCTCTTTGGAGATAAGACTGGACTTGCTAAATCATCTGCATTCGATAGAATTAATGTTCGTAGGTTGTTTATCTTCCTTGAGAACGCAATTGAAGCAGCTGCTAAAGATCAACTCTTTGAATTCAACGATGAAATTACAAGGACTAACTTTGTAAATATCGTTGAACCTTTCTTACGTGATGTTCAAGCAAAGAGAGGTATTCAGGATTATGTCGTTATTTGTGATGAAACAAATAACACTGCTGCTATTATAGATAACAATGAGTTTGTGGCTGACATCTACATCAAACCAGCAAGGTCGATTAACTTTATCGGTCTAACCTTCGTTGCCACCAGAACTGGTGTTTCATTCGAAGAAATAATCGGCAACGTTTAATTAAAGAGGTTTAAGCAACTATGGCTACACGTCAACAACAAAATACCACTCCCTTAAGAACAATTAGTGATTTTAAGAGTAGATTATCTGGTGGTGGTGCTAGACCCAATCTATTCGAAGTTGAATTAGCATTTCCTGATGCTGTTGCAATTGATAATGATATTTTACAGAAGGCAAGATTCCTTGTTAAGGCAGCTGCCCTTCCTGCATCAAATATCGCACCGATTGAAATACCATTCAGAGGTCGTATTTTAAAAATTGCTGGAGATAGAACATTTGAAACATGGACTATTACAGTTATTAATGATACGGATTTCTCTATTAGGTCATCTTTTGAAAAATGGATGAATGTCATCAACAAAATGTCTGATGCAACAGGTATAGTAGATCCAGAACAGTACCAAAAAGATGCTGTTGTTAAACAATTAGATCGTGATGGATCTGTACTCAGATCTTATAAGTTCTGGGATATTTTCCCAACTAATGTTTCAACTATTGATTTAAGCTACGAAACAACAGACACTATTCAAGAATTTACTGTAGAATTACAGGTTCAGTGGTGGGAAGCTTATAAGGGCAATTCTCCACAATCTGGTGGTGAGGATATCGTCTAAATAGTACAATAGTAGACTAATTCAAACTTTATAATATGGCAAGACTTTTTGGATTCTCGATTGAAGATAAGGAAAAAAAATCTCCTTCTATAATTTCCCCCGTTCCTCAGAATAATGAGGACGGGGTTGATAATTATATTAGTAGTGGATTTTATGGTTCTTATGTAGATATTGAAGGTGTCTATCGAACTGAATTTGATTTAATTAGAAGATATAGAGAAATGGCACTTCATCCAGAAGCGGATGGTGCTATTGAAGATGTTATAAATGAAGCAATTGTAAGTGATCTCTATGATTCTCCTATTGAGATTGAACTTTCAAACTTAAATGCTAGTGATAAATTAAAAAAATTAATTAGAGAAGAATTTAAAAATATTAAAGAAATATTAGATTTTGATTCCAAGTCTCATGAAATTTTTAGAAATTGGTATGTTGATGGAAGACTTTTTTATCTAAAAGTAATTGATATTAAGAAACCTCAGGAAGGAATACAGGATTTAAGATATATTGATCCAATGAAGATCAGATTTGTTCGTCAAGAAAAGAAGGACAAAAAGAATGATTATATGAACGTGAAGATGAGTTCAGAATCAGATAGTTCTAAAATAGTATCCCCTGAGATTGAAGAATATTTTGTTTATACACCAAAACCATCTTATCCAACCGGATCTATTGCTAGTAGTGGTGGAACTAAGGGTGTAAAAATTGCAAAAGATTCTATTACTTATGTAACTTCTGGTTTGGTAGATAGAAATAAAGGAACAGTTCTTTCATATCTTCATAAAGCAATTAAAGCACTCAATCAACTTAGAATGATTGAGGATAGTCTTGTTATTTACAGATTATCAAGAGCACCAGAACGTAGAATTTTTTATATTGATGTAGGTAATCTACCAAAAGTTAAGGCAGAACAATACCTTAAAGAGGTAATGAGTCGTTATCGTAATAAGCTGGTATATGATGCAAATACTGGTGAAATTCGTGATGACAGAAAGTTCATGTCTATGATGGAAGATTTCTGGTTACCTAGAAGAGAAGGTGGTAGAGGAACTGAAATCACAACACTCCCTGGTGGACAAAATCTTGGAGAACTTGCTGATATTGAGTACTTCCAGAAGAAACTTTATAGAGCATTAGGTGTTCCTGAATCTAGGATTGCATCAGAAGGTGGATTTAATTTGGGAAGATCATCAGAGATATTGAGAGATGAACTTAAGTTTTCTAAATTTGTAGGACGTTTGAGAAAAAGATTTGCAAATTTATTTAATGATATGTTGAAGACTCAACTTATCCTAAAGAATATTGTTACACCTGAAGATTGGGAAGTAATTAGTGATCATATTCAATATGATTTTCTATATGATAATCAGTTTGCAGAATTAAAAGAAACTGAAATGATGAATGAGAGATTAGGAACTCTTGCAACAATTGAACCTTATATTGGAAAATTTTATTCTAATGAATTTGTTCGTAGAAAAGTCCTTCGTCAAACTGATGCTGAGATAGTTGAAATAGATGAACAGATTGAACAAGAAATTGCAGATGGTATTATTCCTGACCCTGCAATGTTAGATCCTATTACAGGAGAACCATTACCACCAGAAGGTGAAATGGGAATGGATGCACCAAATGCAATTACCAATGGAGAATTTGCACAAGATACTAAAAAGGCTGAGATATAAATAAAGAATAGGACTTATATTAAATTTTTTATGGAAGAACTTGTAAACTTGATTGCTACTGATAAATCAGCTTCTGACATCAGTGACAAAATTAAGGATATTTTGTATACGAAAGCTGCTGATAAGGTTGATAATTCCAAGCCTTTAGTTGCATCTTCTATGTTTGATACTAGTAATGATACTGAACAACAATCATCCGAGGATCAAGAATAATGGCACATAAACCAGTAGGAAGTGGAGTATCCTTTGCTGTTGCTACGGCATCAGCCACATCTGGCATCATAACTCATTTCACCGATACTGTTAGAGTACATGCACTTGGTGGAGATGCACATGTAGTAGTTGGACTTGATCCTACTGCTCTAAATTCTGACTATTATGTTCCATCTGGTGGAACAGCAACACTAAGTATCGGTAGACCAAAGTCACAGAAAGTTGTTGGTGTCACAACAGGAACAACCACTACAATTGATTTCCCTGGAGGAAGTGGATCTCCATTTGAAGTCGGAGATAAAGTTCAATTAACCGGAATTGTTCCTACTGGTGCTAATGGTGGAACTTCAGGAATAGGACTTACAGTTGTTTCAGTTCTTGATGGTTCCTTCAGTAGTAATTCTAATGGAGATCCTGGATATTTTGGTACGAGACTTACTCTTGCTCATAATACCACCAGTGTGGGACCAAT